ACTGTTTTTCATAGCGGCGGAAGTAACTCGTAGGAGGCAACTTGGCTTTTTCAGGCACAACTACATTCGAGAAAACATTCTCGATCGACGATATTATAACTGAGGCTTTTGAAAGATTAGGTTTCTTTGATTACTCAGGTAATGACCTGCGTTCAGCTAGAAGATCATTAAACATAATGCTTCAAGAATGGGACAATAGAGGTATCCATTTTTGGCAAGTTAGAGAACATGCATTTAGTTTAGTAAATGGTCAAAACGAATATGTGATTTTTAGATCACCAAGCGATGGTACATCAGATGGAATTACAACCACTTTAACGTCTGCTATCATTGCAACTACTTTAACTATTCCTGTTGCTTCTGTAGCCCAGATGCCTGCTTCAGGTAAAATAAAAATCAATAACGAGATAATTCAATACAGTTCTATTTCAGGAAATAATTTAATTGTTGCATCAACAGCTGATAGAGGAATCGATGATACAACAGCTGCTGGTCATGCACAAAATGATTCAGTAAATAACTTTGTAAATATGGCTTCGGATATTTTAGAATCTAGTTATAGAAGATCTACAAATGTAGATTCACCTTTAGCTAAAGTAAATAGATCACAGTATTCAGCTTTTTCAAATAAAACAGCTACAGGTCAACCTTCTAATTATTGGGTACAAAGATTTATAGATAAAGTAACAGTTACTTTATATTTAACTCCAGGTTCAGACCAAGTTGGTGACTTTATGTTTTTCTATTATTTACAAAGATTACAAGATGCAGGTAAATATACTAATGAAGCAGATGTAGTTAATAGATTTGTACCTTGTATGTGTGCAGGTTTAGCTTACTATGTATCACAAAAGAAAGCTCCTCAACGAACACAAGAAATGAAATTACTTTACGAAGATGAATTACAAAGAGCATTAGCTGAAGATGGTTCATCTGCTAGTGTTTACATATCACCTAAAACTTATTATCCGGAGATCTAATGGCAAAGTTTGCAAAAGGGAAACACGCTTTAGCAATCTCTGACCGAAGCGGATTAGCTTTTCCGTGGAGAGAAATGGTTACAGAATGGAATGGTGCATTTGTGCATTACTCAGAATTTGAACGTAAACAACCTCAATTAGAACCAACACCTTTTGTTGCTGATCCACAAGGTTTAGAAAAAGCAAGACCTGCAAGAACAGAATTTGGAACTACAGATTTTTTACCTCTTAATCCTTTTACAACAGCTTCAAGTTCAACTTTAGTAACTGTATCAGAACCAAACAGTGCAAGAGTAAATAATGACATAGTTAGATTTCAAGCAGTTAAATCTCAAACTGTTGGTGGCGTAGCAAAATCTACATTAGAACTAACTACAACTTTAGCTTCAAACATAACTGCAACTGACACAACTATTTCATTAACAGATGCTTCAGCTTTTCCTACAGCAGGATTTTTTATGATTGAAAAAGTAGATGTATCAGATGATGGAGATTCTTATTTTAACAATGAAGTTATTCAATACAGTGGTAAATCAAGTAATGATTTAACAGGATGTGTTAGAGGAACTAACTCACAATTTAGAGGAGTCTTACCCAAAAACACAACTGCCAGCGCTCATAATTCAGGTGCAATTATTGTTGGCGGTTATTCAATAACTATGATACAAACAACTCAACAACAAGCAGGCCAACCTTCTACAATAACTTTAGAAAATAGTTATACGTTTAACTTGGTTTCAAATGCTTCGAGTACAGAAACAGGAGGAGGTATTCAAGTCTTAGCTGGACCACTGGATACTAAACAAGGATGACATACACAGAATTATTACAAAAGATTAGAGACTATACAGAAGTTGGATCAACAGTATTATCTGACACTATTTTAAATGGTATAATTAATGATGCTGAACTTAGAATATTTAGAGATGTAGATTCTGACAATAACAGAAGATATGCAACAGCAAATCTAATAGCCTCTACTAGATTTATAGATACCCCAACAGATGCTCTAGTTATTAGATCTGCTCAGATTGTAGACTCTGAGTTAGCTGATGGAAATACTAATCAAGAAAGAGATTTTTTACAATGGAGAGATACAAGTTTTATGTCTGAATTTAACCCAACTGCTGTGACCGGTGTACCAAAATATTATAGCTGGTGGGATGAAAATAGAATTATTGTGGCTCCTACCCCTGATCAAACTTATATAATTCAGTTAAATTATATCTTGAAAGATCCCGGATTATCGAGTACAAATACAACAACATATATAAGTACAAACTTTCCCAATGGACTTCTGTATGCATGCCTTGTCGAGGCTTATGGTTTTCTAAAAGGGCCACAAGACCTCTTGCAATTATACGAACAAAAGTATAAACAAGTGGTAGAAGGCTTCTCTATTGAACAAATGGGAAGAAGAAGACGAGACGAATATCAAAGTGGTGTTCCTCGTATAGGTAAATAGGAGAATAAATTATGGCTATAACACAAGCAATTGCAAACAACTTTAAAAAGTTACTACTAGAAGGTGATTCAAACTTTAAACAAACTGGTGGTGATAAATATAAGTTAGCTCTTTATACTTCTTCAGCTACTCTTAACTCAGCAACAACTTCTCTATTAACTAGTTCACCAACTCATGAAGTTACATCAGCAAACTATTCAGCTGGCGGTGGAGCACTTGTTAACGCGCCAACTTCTTTAACAGCTGGTGTTGCAAGAGCAGACTTTGCTGACTTGTCATTTCAGAACGTTACGTTGACAGCAAGAGGAGCTTTAATTTATAACACATCATCTGCAACTACTAACTCTGCAGTTTGTGTTTTAGATTTCGGAGCAGATAAAACAGCTACTTCAGGTACGTTTACAGTTCAGTTTCCAGCACCAACATCAACAGCAGCGATTCTAAGGATCTCTGGTTAATCGTAGGAGGTAACCTCCTATGAGTGGATCAGGAACTTGGGGCGTCGGCACATGGGGTCAAAACCAATGGAATGATTTAGCAGACCCGTCTTTTACAGTCACGGGTATTGCCCTCACTGCATCTTTAGGAGACGAGTCAAGCTCAACAGAAGTTAATCTAGGTTGGGGTAGACAAGAATGGGGTCTTCAAGGTTGGGGTATAGCTGGTACAACTATTCCCACAGGTATTTCTGCATCATTTAGTTTAGGGACTGTTACCACAACAGCCGATGCAAACACTGGTCCATCTACAAACAACAATCAATTATTAACAGCAGCTCTTGGAAGTGCAACAGCTGTTGGTATAGCTGAAGTTCCAGTAACAGGTTTTGCACTTACAAATAATTTAGGAACAGTTGATGCTGGTCCTGATGCAATGGCAGTAGGTGACGCTGTTGTTGCAAGTCTTGGTACAGTAGAAGCATTTAATAATGAAGGCTGGGGTAGACTTGGTTGGTCAATAAATGACTGGGGTGATGCTGGAAGTTCTGTGCAAGCAGATGTTTCTGGAATTGCAATGACTGCAGCTTTAGGATCTCCAACAGAAATTACTGGTGATGCAACCATTATTGCAAATACTTTAAATGTAGCTCAATTAACTTTAGGTCAAGTGGACCCTGCACCTGATGCAGCAGTAACTGGAAACTTCATGATAGGTGCCTTAGGTACTTTAGGATTCCAAGGAGATGTTGCACCAACTGTAACAGGTATAGCGATGTCTGCTGCTTTAGGAAACGAAACAATAGACTTAAATCAACAAGTAAATGTTACTGGAAATCCTCTATTAGCAAGGGTTGCTTCAGTATCTGCATTTACAGATGCCACCGCAACTTTCAATGGTTTTGGGTTGACTACAACAGTAGGAAGTGGTAATGCTCTTATCTGGAACGAAGTAAATACAGGTTCTGCTCCAATAGATCCTCCTGGATGGAGGGAAGTCGTTGCATAAAGAGTTTGACACTTTCTCTTTATTTTTATAAAATAAACGATATAAGGAATTTAATATGGCGAATTCAACATCAGCAAATTTAAAACTTACAGTACAAGCAACTGGGGAAAACTCAGGAACTTGGGGACAAATAACTAACACTAACCTTTTAATTCTAGAACAAGCAATTGGTGGTTTTACTACTTTCAATATAACTAACGCTGCTAGATCTTTAACTTTTACTAATGGTGCTTTATCAGATGGTAAAAACGATGTTATCAAATTAACAGGTACTTTAGCTTCTAACTTAACAGTTAGTATTCCAAACTCAGTTGAAAAAACTTACCACGTACAAGACGCATGTGATCATGCTGGCAACACTTTAACTTTTAAAACTGCATCTGGAACAGGTGTATTATTATGTGAAGGAAATAATTACACATTATATTCTGATGGAACTAATGTTGTAAAATTATCTGAACAAAGAAACTGGAGAGCAATATCAGCAGCAGAAACAGTTCAAGCTGGTGCTAAACTTTTAGTAAATACGAATGGTGGAGCAGTAACAGTTACACTCCCAGCCTCACCTGCTACAGGAGATGAAGTACATTTTGTAGACCAAGGTTATGATTTTCAAACTAACGCGTTGACTGTTGGTAGAAACTCTTCTAATATAGCTAATGCAGCATCTGATCTTGTTGTTAATACACAAGGTGCAGCTTTTTCATTAGTTTTTTCTGGAGATGCTACAACAGGATGGACTTACACGGAGAAATAATATGTCAAATTACGAAGCAACAAAATACGATTTTTCAGGAGCAAACCTTACAGGTATC